AAAGAATTGCAGCGCGCCGAAGACGAGGCCAACTTCACTCCAGAAGCGGAAAAACACACCGAAGAACCCAAACACAAAATCAAAGTCAACGGCAAAGAACTTGAGTTGACGACTGACGAACTTGTTCAGCGTGCTCAGAAAGTCGAGTCGGCTGACACTTATTTGAAAGAGGCAACACAGAAACTGCGTGATGCCGAAGTAAACGCAGCCAAACCAGCACTACCCTCTACCGAGGATGTAACGGCAAAAGCTGATGAAAGACGAGCGCTTGTCCGCGCTATACAAATGGGCACTGAAGAAGAGGCAATGGCGGCTATAGAAAAGTTGCAGAGCAGACCTCCATCCGTTAGCGCGGACGATGTTGCTCGAACTGTTGATGAGCGTCTTACCTTCAATGATGCTGTTTCCAGGTTTAATAAGGACTACAAGGATTTGGCGGATGACCCCGTGCTTTTGAATATCGTCTTGCAGCGCGACAAGGAATTGATCGCCCAAGGGGATAAACGAAGCTACCAGGAACGCTATGAGGACATCGGTAACAGTGTACGGACTTGGAAAGATGGTTTAACCAAGACTGCCACTCCCGAACCTGAAAAACCTGTATCCGACAAACAAACCAGAAAAGCATCGGCACCCGCTGTTCCGCAAGGCGCTGGAACAAAAGCTCCTGCGGCGGTGAGTGATGAAGACAAAGAGGAATCCGTTGGGGACGTTATCTCCGCGATGGCAAAAAGTCGCGGTGGCCCGCAATGGCTTCGAGGTTAATCAACTTTAAAGGAGAGCCATCATGGCTGGTCAAGTTTGGGCTGTAAACAGTCTGGGCGGATACATGTATTCGCGCCAACTGTCGAACGTCCTTCGCATGGCTGTGCAACCGCTGGTCAAGTTCCGTCAGTTTTCTGACGTGCGTGACGCATCGCAGCAAGGCAAAAAGAAGGGCGATATTTTCACATGGGACGTTTTCTCTGATGTTGCAAACCCCGGCGGTGTGTTGACTGAAACCAACACCATGCCGGAAAGCAACTTCACGATTGTTCAAGGTACTCTGACAATCACCGAGGCTGGTAACAGCGTTCCCTATTCCGGCAAACTGGACAATTTGTCCAAGTTCCCGGTAATGGAATTGATCCAGAAAGTTCTGAAAAACGATGCGGTCAAAGGCTTCGACAGAATGGCATGGAACCAATTTAACCAAACGCTGTTGCGCGTCATTCCTGTTGCGGGAACTGACACGGCGGCTATTACGCTGTACACCAATGGTACCGTCACAGGTACAAACACCGTTGCGTACAACAACGCGCACGCGAAAGCAATTGTGGACATGATGAAGGAACGTAACATCCCCGCGTATCTGGGTGATGACTACTATTCCTTGGCATGGCCGACTACTTTGCGTTCGTTCAAAAACAATTTGGAAACGATCCACCAGTATTCGGATACAGGTTTCAAGTTGATCATGAACGGTGAAATCGGTCGTTATGAAAACGTGCGCTACGTTGAACAGACGAACATTGCCAAAGGTATCGGTACTACGGGTATTGCGGCTGGCTCGACTGGTGGTGATATGAATGCGTGGTCACAAGGCAAATCGGACTGGATTTTCTTCTTCGGCAACGACACGGTGGCGGAAGCTATCGCCGTACCGGAAGAAATGCGAGGAAAGATTCCGAGTGATTACGGTCGGTCAAAGGGTGTCGCCTGGTACTACATGGGCGGCTTTGGAATCGTTCACACACTGGCTGCAAACTGCCGGATTGTGAAATGGGATAGTCTGGTTTAAGGAGAAAATCATGAGCCAAAAAAGCATGATGTATGACCATCCCGCCTACATTGTCCGTCAGGGAGAAGTCCTTGGTCTGACCGTAGCAGGAACATTGGGCGCAACATCCAAGTGGATTGCATTTACTTCTTCGCATATCTTTTCGATTGGTGCCACTACTATTACGGCGGGCACTTCGACTTATACCGCGTGGAACGGAACTGCAACAGTTACAACGACCGGCACGGGTGATTCAATCAGTGGTATCAAAATTTCAGGTACTACGACCAGTACGTATGGCCCGTATGCTCTGAGTGCGATAGTAGGTGGCTTCAGCCGCATCCAGATCAGTGGTACGGGTGTTGGGTCTTCAACGGCAGATGGCGGCGTCTCATTTGCGGCTGGCGATCAGTTCTATCTGCAACGCGGAACTGATACTACTGGCCTGCAATTGGGCGTCATCGAGTACGCGCTTGATCCGAACGCATTGGTCAGCGCATAAAGGAGAAATATCATGGCAAATCCAGAAAAAATTACCGGCATGGACGGTATGCAAAGCCTGAATGAAAAATCAGGCTTTCAGACGGATGGGTATTTGTACAAAGGTGATACGCCGCAAGGCGAAGGTGCAAAACTCAACGTCATGCCGCCCGGTATGGAAATCGACAATCAACCGACAGCAAGGATTTATCCGATGTCGCTGATCAAGTTGACGGAAGAAAGCTATCCTGGTGATGGCTGGACTCCCAAGCCGCGTAACGTAGTTGGCTAAATAAACCGGCCCCTTCGGGGGCCGTTTTTTTGCATCAAGACGCATGGAAGTTGGTTATTTATTAGGGCGAGTGGTGTCGTCCTGTGGTGGTAATTAGCTTCCAGTCGTGTTGGTGTCAAAATAAAGGAGAAACATTATGTCCCTTCAAGAAAAATTTCAAGTCATTCTTCCACCCCAAGTCAATGAAGATGACGGCACGGAATGGAAAACATTCGAGTCGCAACGCAGGACTGAGCCGTTCAAAGAAAATCTCAATGAAATGCCGGTCAACATGCAACTGCAAAACCAAAATGGCATGACCCGGAGTATTGCGGGCAGTACGGATTTTTCTGCCGATGCAAATCCAGAGTCTTTTGATAAGGGCTTTAAGCGTCATCCCATGAACGGTTCGGACGATCAATATTCCGGCGAACACGTAGATCATTTCTATGGAGAGGTGGTGGATGAAGAAGGTAAGGCTGGCTTTATAGAGCGTAATAACATGTTGGATCGCCTTTAAGTATGAAATGTTCAGTCGGTGATTGTGATAAGGAAATCTTTGTTTTATCAAGTGGCCTATGTAAGACGCATTATCACAGACTAAAACGAACTGGCGATCTAAAAATATCCAGGCAAGCACCAAATAAAGACAAGTTATGTACGATTGAAAATTGTGGCCGCTCACATAAAGCAAAAGGATATTGCCAAAAGCATTATGCAAATTTTAAACGATCCGGCGATCCTCTAACACAAAAACGCGCTCCAAATGGTTCGGGGCATATTTGTAAAATTCATGGTTACAAATTCATTTTTATTGATGGGGAGCAGGTAGCTGAACATCGCAGAATAATGGAAAATTATTTGAAAAGAAAACTTTTCCAAAAAGAAATCGTACATCACAAGAACGGAATCAAGACTGATAATAGAATCGAAAATCTGGAAATTCTCTCACAATCAGATCACGCGAAACATCATTACAGAGCAGGCCAATATTTACCTCGTAACGCACGCGCAAAACAACAGGAATTTAGATATGAAACTCGATCTTAAAAAACCGCATGGCACTATTACAAATCATTCATGGGCAAAGTACGAACAAAACGGAATTTTATACGATCAACAAGGTAACCCAGAGGGTGTATTTGACTCCGAAGAAGAAGTTAAAGAAGCCAAGCCAAATTTTGAAATAGATGTGGTAGTTTTGCCCGATCCTGTTGAAAGAGATTTTGTGCTGGAACAGGCCAGGGACTTTTTGACCAACATTCTTACTGATGGCCCGCTTGCAAGATCAGTTATCTTTAAAGAAGCCGCTGCCAACAATCAAAATTGGGAAAAGATCAAAACAGCTTTTGCCGATTTGGGTGGTGAAGCATTCCATAAAAGGAATGTGATTCACTGGAAGATCAAAAAAGAATGACGGCCCCGGTCTCACTTGTCGGCGCGAACGTCATTGATTGTCTGATCGACACAGCAAGCAAGACTCCACCGGGATGCTACGTTGAAGTTGGTGTTTATAAAGGCGGTACGGCCTGGCATCTTGCCAAGCTTGCCGAAGATCAGGGAAGAGAAATTTACCTGTTCGATACTTTCACGGGAATTCCGTACAAGGGGCCATTTGATCCAGTCACACCCGGCACATTCAATGACACATCTTTTGAAGAGGTTCAGAAAGCGATCCCCTATGCAAAAATTGTTCAGGGCATTTTTCCGCAAAGTGCAGAAAAACTCGACATACCAAATATAGCCTTTGCCCATCTGGACTGCGATCAATATCAGTCCATAAAAGAAGCCATTCAATTTCTCAAACCTCTCATGGTTGATGGCGGTGTGATGTGGTTCGACGATTACAAATGCGGCCTCGAAGGTGCGAACAGGGCAGTCGATGAATCGTTTCCGTTGCAAATCACATTGAGCGATGTAGGAAAATATTTCGTCAGGTTCTAATGGAAAATATTCAAATCATCGACGCCCGTTACGGCAAGATGATGGTGCATAAACTCGACCGTTATGTGGGTAAATCATTTATCGAATACGGTGAGTTTTCCGAAGGCGAAGTGGAAGTCTTCAAACAGATAATCACCAAAGATCATGTCGTGGTGGACTGTGGAGCCAATATCGGCGCACACACGATTGTTTTTGGAAAACTGGCAAAAGAAGTTTACGCCTTTGAACCCCAGAAAAACATCTTTCATATTCTTTGCGGCAATGTCGCATTGAACGAGCTTCACAATGTTCACTGTTATAACCTGGCCTGCGGCAATGGTGGAGAAGTTCCCTATCAGGATATTGATATGGGACATCTCAATAATATGGGCGCCGGTGCATTGCTGGACATCGAGAATAGCGACAAAACAATTCCCACCATGCCATTGGACATCCCCTGTCACTTTTTAAAGATCGACGTGGAAGGCATGGAACTTCAGGTGCTGCAAGGCGCAGTGCCCATGATCAAACAATGTATGCCGGTTATCTATCTGGAAAACGACCGGCCCGACAAATCAAAACAGCTTATCGAATTTCTGAATTCTCTCGGATACCAATGTTATTGGCATACCTCAACACTGTTCAATCCAAATAATCATTTTGCAAAAAAGGATGACATATTTGGCGGCGTTGGCAGCATCAATATGCTTTGTGTTCCAAAGGGAGTGGTAATTCAAGGGCTGGATGAGGCTGATCCCGAAGTGGATTGGCATCAATTATGGGCAACCCATGCTGAGTTGCAAGGATAACCATGACAGACCCCTTATCAGCCTATATCCACCGTTCCTGGCTGGTGGACGCGGATGGTGCACAGACAGAAAACGTAAATAAGGTAGCGATCTATTACTGGGATACGACTAACCTAGTTTGGACAAAAGCAACCGGAGGTGCGGTGCCGGGTGGCAATGTCAATGTAACAAACTTTCCAGCGAACTATACAGTTCTGCAAGGAACGATACCGTGGGCAGATAATATTTCCCAATGGGGAGGTGTGGCGACAACGCTTGGTCAAAAAGCGATGACGGCTTCTGTGCCCATAACTTTGGCTTCAGATCAGTCCA